AGAACGAATTCACCAGATTTGCGAGTGAACTCAGAACTGCCATGAATGACTACTTGGATGGTGCAGAAAGCGGTAGGGTTAACGACGATTACGCGAAATCTCTTCGACGCGAGGTGTATGCTAGATTCGGAAAGACTGCGAGACACATGGTGCATGAAAGGAGTAAGAAACGCATCCCTTTAAACTCCTTAAGAGCACCGTCTCCGAAAACCGGGTCTATCAAGCAAACGCAGGAGGAAGAGACGGAGGAGAGCCACCGACCTCCAGAGCTCGCTACGACGAAGTTGTCGTCGATAGTGAGTCAAGCGAAGAAGAAGACGAAGTTGAACGAGAAGAACGCGCCTCAGTTGCCTCCGAAGAATCAGATGGAAGCGACAACGAGCCGCTCAACTACTTCCCAAACTTTGGCTTCTCAGGATTCGAAATCAGAAGAATTGGTGAAGCGATTGCACACGCTCGAGGGATCAGTCACTTCAATTTTGAGTTCCTTGTCAATTATCAGCTCTTTGACGTCTTCGCTTTCGACGGTGCAGGAGACGCTGCAGGATCAGAGCTCCAGGACATCGCAACTCCAGGAGAGTATGATCGCATTGGAGAAAAGGTTGTCGAACGGGTCGGTTATTGTCCGCGACGACTCAAGTCTTCAGCTGCAGTTAGGGCCGAGTGCAGTACTGAAGAAGGGAGAGCAATCGCCGACGAGTATTACTACTCCCAGTCTTGCGAAACCACAGACGAAGAAACCTACAAGTTCTACGTCGAAAGGTCGGTAAAGACTTCGCGCGAGTATGGTGCGATTCCTTGGGAAGACCCAGTTTTCACTTCTTTTCTTTCAGAGAAGTACCCGTACGTTCATCGTGAGAAATATTCCAGTCTTTTAGACGAGAATGAGTATATTCGAGACAACGTGCTGGAACAGCTCTTCTTACAATTGGACCCCAAGAAATCTCCTGGGGCTCCTTATTGTTATCGGTTTCCCACCAACGCTGCTCTTCTTTCTCAACCTAAGGCTAGCTTTGCTGATTTGGTTCAGGAAAGACATCGACTTCTCTTCTATCTGGGCGCTTCTTTGTCCGAGCGTCTAAACGAAGAGGGCCCCGTGAGAGATTTGTTGTTCTTTCCTAAGGAAGGTGTCCTAGACAATTTAGTTCATAGACTCATATCTGTGAATTTGGTGAAGTTGGGTTTTGCGGACCCAGTGCTCTTAAAGAAGAAATCCGAACCACGTTTGCGTGGTAAGAGGCCTAGGTTAGTCAATATGGTTTCGGCCGTAACGAATACCCTTTATCGCCTCGCTCTCGGAGATGCTCTTCTCGAAGAACAGCTTCACGACGATCTTCCAACTGCGGTCGCTTTAGACCTCACCTCTGAGCACGAAACTGAAAAGATGTATCTTAAGTTCAAATCTAGAGGTCTTCTTCGTACAGACGATGTTCAGGGATGGGAATATGCAAACCGCAGTGACCTTCACTGGCGCCCTTTCCTTAGGTGGTGTAGAACTTTGGGGTTGTGTTCTACATCCATTGATCACGTG